CAGGGATTAGGACAATCTATTGTCCCAACCACTCAACCGACTAAACATCAAAGTTTTGTATCAACCTAGATATAAAGCTACGTCTCATAGACTGCTGAACCGTAATCTTAGTTATCTTTCTTGTTAGGAAGTCATTAGAATATCCACTATCCTTACCTTGCCCATTAGCATCTAGCTCTAATTGAAACTGGCGAAGGTATTTCTCCCCTATGGCCATATCTTTGTTTAACTGGTCCACCATTAGCATTGCTGTCTTACTTCCTGCTTTCATCTCTATCCTCCTTAGTAAACGTTATTGATGCATATATCAGTATCGTACTAGTTACAATGTTACAATAGGTATGAATAAATAGATTAGAATAAAATACAATAGTCTTGTGATATTAGGTGCTTATCTAGTTACATTGATAGTAAAAAGATAGGTTAAATAGGCCTAGAATTACCGCCAGATTGGACCATCTTAATAGTGATTCAATTGATTGATTATCATAGGAGAATAGAAGCGATAGACGGGAACCATTAGGGATAAACGTAGGGGATATTAGGGGAGAATAGATAGGGGACTGGTAGGTTATTGGTCGGCCTTCACAATTCTTGGAAGGTTTCACGCTCTCAATCTTCAACCATAAACGCTCTCTCTACTCTCTCTAATCTATACTCAACCTCATCTCTCAATCAACACCAAACAACCCAACACGCAGGATAGTAACGGCTCTTAAGCTCGTGTCATAATACATTAGCAATCATGTCATGTTCATTGGTCATGGCGTTGGACTAGGTGTGCTGGCGTAGTGTGCTGGCTTACGGTGTTGGCTAGGGGCGTAGGGTCCCCTTTCCTATAGGCTGGAACAGAGCACCCACCTTCAAAAATGTATTGTAGGGGAGGGGAAGGGACTCCAGTTCCACCCAACCCACGATATTCCCTATATAAATGTTGACCATATCACCATGATACCTCCTGACTCCCCTCAGAGCTACTCCTAATAGGCCTAGGTGCTATTACAGTTGGTTTGGACCATATGTCATACCATTGCCAACTATATCCTTTATGCAGTTCCCTCTCTCCATTACAGCACCTTGATACGCAGGAAGGATCAAAATCCTCCTCATGCCACCGTACAGATCGACAAGAGTTAAACTTTCCAACCTTTTTCCCATCTTTTAACTGAATAACTGCCCTTTTTTTCATTAAATCACCCTCCTTTCGTATTTCGATAAGACTATGTTGTCAGTATGATGTCAATATAATGTCATCTTGTTGTCATCTATGTGACTAAGATATATAAGATAAGGGCGTAGCTTGGTTCCTAATATGATGGATATTTAACAAAAAACTGTGATATTTAACCTATTCTGGGTTAATTTTCCTGGATTCTACCTCAATTATGTCCTTCTTACCCTGTCCTCTATAGTGCTCGTAATCGGTAATTGCCCTAAAAAGCTCTTTTGCTGTGACATATTCTACTGAGGCATACTCCTCATAATGCTTTTTAAGGTCAGTTATCTCATCTAGAATAAGATCCTTTAAATGTCTAATGCACTTATTAATCTGTTTGAACCTAATTTCTTCCTCATTAGTTTTACCTTCATAGATAATCCAATCTTTAAGAGTAAGTCTTATATCTATTGATGGGTCCCCATCCTGATCCCAGAATTTCCCATTCCTATAGAAGATGTAGTCCTCTTTAGGCCAGGTTAATCTCGTTAATCTTTTTCCATTCGCTAGATCTGCTTTTGGATCTTCTGATATTTCCATATATCGCTCCATCAAAAAATATGTTAAGTTAATGTATATATACAGTAACTTAAAAAATTACTAGCCTTATTTGAAGTATAAGGTATCCTATACCCATGTCCAGTCCAAAACAACTCGAACAACCAGTAATGGATTCGGGAATATCACTTGATGATCTAGCAGATGCCTCTAAGAATCCTGATTATCTAAACCTTTTCTTCGATACCACAAATAAGGTAATCCCTGAATCGCTAGCTCCAGTCAAAAAGGAATCTTTCGATACTCCCCATAGAACTACAGGTTTTGAGAGAAAGAGTCCTGTTATAGAGATAAGTCGGGAATCTAGGTTAAAAGTTCGAATGTTAAAGATTGCAGGTATTCCTGATAATGAAGTTGCGAAGTGTATGGGTATATCCATAACTAGCCTTGAAAAATACTATAAAGTAGACCTAGATAATGGTGCATCAGAATGTACGGCAATGGTTACTGGAAAGCTCATAGAGAAGATAAGGAATGGAGATACTACTAGTATTGTGTTCTATTTAAGGACTAGAGGTAAGTGGGCCCCTAAGAATGAGTTTGAAATTACCCATAATCATACCATTAGACCTAGAAGTCGCCAGGAAATTGAGGCAGAATTAAGAGAAATTGGTGTCCCACTAGAAAAAATGAATGAATTGCTGGAGGATTAATTATGATTAAATTGAAAAAGAGAACTAAGAAAACTACCATTGGTAAGTATGCCATATCAAAAAATAAATCGAAAAAACGAGCAACCAAGATGTATCGAGGTCAAGGAAGATGAATTGCACTATCTGTAATGAGCCGATATTTTCAACAGGCGGTTGTCAGAACTATGAGTGTCGTAGACTTTTAGATAGTAAATCTTCTAATTATCCAGTCCATGATGCTATGACAAGGTTGATTGGTACATTGGTAGTGAAATTAAAGGATTTTGAAGATAGAATAAAGACTCTTGAGAATACTATTACAAATCTACCAGTTGATGTTAATAATGACAAATAATATAGAGTTTCCTGAAGATTACGGTGATGATGATCGAAAGGAACTATCTTATTCATTAGAACGATATGAAAAGCTAAAGCAAGAGCTTAATGCCGCCAGAAAGCATAAATCTATTGAATGGTTTAGGCCCTATGGTTGGCAAATAGATTTCGTTGATTCTACGAATACCTGCAAGCAGTTGGCACTTTTTGCCGCTAATAGGGTAGGTAAAACAGAAATTTCATGTTCAATGCTATCATATCATTTAACTGGTAATTATCCCCATTGGTATGACGGATATAGATTTAAAAAACCTATAAAAGCTATGGCAACAGGGATTACAGGGGATCAAATAAGGGATGTTTTACAATCTAAACTTATAGGAGAGATTGATTTATTAGATGGTAAGTTCATGGGAGGCGGTTTAATACCGACTGAGGCCTTAGGCCCATACATAACTTCTACAGGAACAAAAAACCTTCTAAAAGAAATCCATATCAAGCATAAGTCTGGAGAGTTTAGCAAACTCTTATTTAGATCCTATGAACAGGGACCTGCCATTATAAGAGGTATGTCCCTAGATTGGATATTAATTGATGAGGAACCACAATATCATCCAATGGAATTTTATGCTGAATGTTTGGCCAGAACTGCAACTGGTAATGACAATACAGGTGGATTCATAGTTCTTACCTTTACTCCAGAAAATGGTGTTACAGAATTGGTCGATATGCTCTTGAATAAGAGAAAAGATGGCCAGTTTGTAATGACAGTTGGCTGGGATAGGGCCCCTCACTTAGATGAAGCTACTAAAAAACAACTTATGGCCGCAATTCCTCGCCATTTGCTGTCAGCTAAAACTCAAGGTATTCCTAATTTCGGTGATACTCAGATCTTTAAAACAAAAGAAGAAGATATTGAGTGTGAACCATTCGAGATACCTGCCCATTTTCACATATTATGTGCAGTAGATTTTGGTATTCGACACCCTTTTGCCTGTACTTTTGTTGCTCATGATAGAGATAGAGATATAATTTATCTTTATGATTGTTTTAAGGCCGTTAATCAGGTTCCTACTCAACACGCTCACACAATTATGTCAAAACAACGTCATATTCGTGTAATTTATCCTCATGATGGAGAAAATCGTGAAAAAGGCAGCGGTGAAAGCCTAAAATCCTACTATACTAGTGCAGGATTAAATATGTATCGCCAGTTTTCAAACGTAGATGAAACTAATTTTGTAGAGCCTGGAATTATGGAACTTGAAACTAGGATGCAAGAGGGTCGTTTTAAAGTATTCAAATCTCTCCGACCTTGGTTTGACGAATATAGAAAGTATCACCGTAACCCAAGAAATGGTAAAATAGTTAAAGACAATGATGACTTGATGGATACCACTCGTTATGCTGTTATAAGTGTTCCTAGATTTGGGCAGAAAAAATCAGAAATTGGAGTTGACTATTTTGGTAAACTTTATCCTGATTTAAACTACTGAGGTAATTATGCTTAATGATGAAAATTTAGATAGATTTAGCGATTTACCTGAAATAGCAGAACAGCCTGAGCAATTATCTATTGATGAATTAACAGTAATGATAGGCCAGAATATAAATGATGCTGAGATTTTCAATGGATCAGAAGTATCTAATCAAATAGCGAGAGGTTATGAATATTATTATGGTGAAGGACTTGATGCTTCACCTGGGAGATCAAATCATGTTTCTAAAGACGTATTTAATGTGGTGGAAACTGCGAAAGCAATATGTTTGGAAACATTTACCCAAAATGAAAATGCCGTATTCTTCCCTCCCCAAAATGCTAACGACTATGAAAAGGCCAAACAAGCTACATCTTTCGTAAACTATGTTTTTTATCGAGAGAATAATGGATATAAGATACTCCATGATTGGTTACATGATGGATTCGTAGCTAAGAATGGTATCATTAAAAGATGGTGGAAGAAGGAAAAATCCTATTCTATAGAGCTATTCCATGAAATAGGTGCAGATGAATTTGAGGCCCTAAGTTCAATTCCAGAAATTCAGATTCGTAAAGTTGACAAAAAAGTTATAGATGCTCCTATTTATGCTCCTATGCCAATGGGAGGTCCACCTATGCCAATGGGACCTATGGGAGCACCTGGAGCTAGACCTAGTGGGCCTCCCAATCCAATGAATAATCCTGCTATGAATCCGCAAAGGCCAGGGATGGTCAATCCAATGGCAGGACCTAATCAACAAATGGGCCCTCCACAAGGAAGTGGTGGTGTTCCTCCTATGCCTCCTCCTCCTAAAATGGCAGGGCCAGGTGCTGCTCCAATGGGTATGCAAGCTACTGGT